TGGGTCGCCACATGGTATCATTAGCAGCTTTTGTAAACTCTGCATTTTCTGTTATATCTCGTATGCGAATATATTGAGTTGCTGAGTTTTCATCAACGCCATCGACATACCTTATATCTGATTGTCCAGCTGAACCAGTATCATTACTAATATTGTATGTAAGTCCTTTCTCACCAGAAGGATCTCCAGTTTCCCCTAAGAAAACACGTTGGCTACCGCCATCTAATGTAGGATCAAAATAGTTACTTTTTATTACAATCTTCGACCTATCATCTATTATTAGGTTACTGTCAAACTTTTGCCAATCTAAATCAGCGCCATTAACCCAATCATGAGGGGTGTATTGACCGCCTATAGATGAAGATACTTTAGGGAATGCAGTCGATAGGTCAAGTTCTACTTGAGGGTATGCGTCTGTTATACCGTCGTTACCAATAGGGGTAAAGGTTATTGTACCGCTAGAAAAAGCAATTCCGCCATAAAAAGATTCGTTGTTCAAGTTAGTGAAGTTAGCGTCAACCTCCACAAAGGTAAGTGCGTCATTGTTGACTCTTAGATTCAGATTCGCCATTAAATTATACCCTGTTTAGTAATTCTTGCAATAGTCCTTTGATTTCGGACATTTCCTGTTTAAGATTATTTATATCTTTTTCAGCATGCTCTAATTTCATATTCTTAGCTTTTGCTGCTTTGGCTGCAGCAATCGCATTTTTGTATGCCGATTTATTCGTATTAACTATAGCATGAGAATACGGATCCCTCACGAGATCCGGATTATCCTCAACTTTTGTAACATTATCTAAATCTACCATTTTACAACGCCAGTGCTATTGCTCTTAAGTCTTTTACCAAAGGTGGTTGAGAAGAATTAATCCCTTTCATCTTAATCTTAATAGAGAAAGATATAAACTCTGGTATGTTATCTTGAGTATATTCATGCTCTTTGAACGAAGTTCTGTTAACAGATTTAGACATTTCAATATCAGTCTCGCCATGCGTATTGAAGTAATTCCACCCCAGTTCGTCAAAATCAGAAGAATCATCAGACCTTAAGACCTTATACATCACTTCAAGATCCGAACCAGCATTTACGACTGCATCTAAAATAACCTTAATAGATGTAGCAGGGTTTTTAAGCTGGACACGTTTAGTGATGTAGACAGATTCTGAACTATCTCCTTCAGGGGCTGTAGCTGGTATAAACGTTGTTGAAGAATCTACGTCCGATTCTTCAGAGATATAATCTATTCTATTAGCATATGCTGTTATAGATTTACGCTCTAAATCCACTATAGGGGACAAAGTTGATGTTTTTGTAGATAACGTCAATTCCACTTCTGCAGATTTATTACCGCCCAATATCTCTCCAGACTCATTAACCGAAGAAGCTATGATTTTTGGTTCTTTGAACTCTGTTCTTTCAATAAGTTCAGTCTTCGAATACTGACCAGCAACAAATGGTATCTGGTTACCAGATACTGAAGTACCAGTAGCGAATTTTATTCTGGTATCAATGTTAGTTTCTGGATAAGTTACAACAGGGAGCATTAACTGATAAGCATCAACCAAGGCATTTTCTGTAGCAGTTACATAACTACTGCCAATTGCTGAATCTTGAACCGCTGTTACTGATGGACTATTTGCAGAGTCTAGAGAATCAGAAGAAATATCTATAGTATAGTGATCCAAACCATATCCATGGATTTCATGAACCCTATTGACGTTGACTAGAGAAATACCATTAGATTCATAAAGTTCTACCGTGGTTGTTTGGAAACTTCCGTCTTCGCCAGAATGGAAAGAAATAGGACTATTGATCCCTCTATCTTGGGTTGCGCTAGAAACAGTTATAGAATATTCGCCAGATGTACCAGTTGCAGCGATAGTGCCATATATAATCTCGTTTTCAATTTCATCTTTATTATTACTTACTAATTTGAAGTAATGGTCTCCGCTTGTTGGCATACTAGAGTGTAAATCTTTTATTATCATTGTTGTAGCTGAACTTGTGATATCAGATTTAAGATTTGCCGTTATTCCGCTAGATGCTCCTTCGATTCTCACTTTATTAGTATAATTCCCTGTATTATAATACATATGATGATTAGGGTGTAGTACCTTAATAATTGAAGAACCAGAAGAGCAAATTAATGGATTATTTCTTAATTGTTTTAGGGGGACATCTTCATTTTCTAAGGTAATAACACCTTCTTGAGAAGTATCAAATTCAGCACGATAAACCGTGAACTTTAGATCTTCATAATCATATGCTGTCCAAGTAGAGTTGTTTTGAGATTTAAACAAAACACCAAGATATGGCTGCTCATCAATATTTCGGACACCATCTATATCAGTATCGCCTAACTTGGATATCCATGTAGTATAACCGATAGAATCTGTCATTAATACAATACAAATTTCTTGGTTAGCTTTTACATATACTGGGTTAGGGAACTCGAAACTCGTAGCAGCAGTACCTACTTGAGATACATTAACGTCAGAAGGGTCTAGAGTTATCGAAGCACTAGGTAATACTTTACGAGTCGGTAATCCATTTTCCATTTCCCTTAATTGTAGAGTTACAGGGGCATGATCGTCTTTACCAGCAAAGAATACGTCTACTTTAGTGATGAACTCACCGCCTGGAACAGATGGCATAATAGATTGAGCCAGTGGGTCATACCAACCAACTTGTACAAGACCTAAATCTCTTGATCTACTGACTTCTACGTTTTCTTGAACCGACCTAGTTTCAACTCGACCGTTACGAGTAGCGGTGAATGTTTCTTGCATACTATTCAAAGTGCCAGTTGCGGTGTATTTTTCTTGGGCGAAAGTATCTACCGTTTCCTTAGCATTCGATGAGCTCGATGTAAGTCTAAATAATCTAGAGCCAGTCCGGAACGCTGGATTACCACTTATTTTAGAATCAGGGATAGTAAACGTACCTGAAACAAAACCAGAAGCATCAGTAACAAGTGCTTTTGTGTCTACATCCTCTGTCCGTACAAACCTTTCGATACTATCTGGGTTTTCTATTTGTCTTGCACCGCCACGCAATCTAACTGTCCAACGTGCAATTCTGGCATTCGCATCAACTCTTCCTTCCGAATAAAGGTTTTGATCTGAACGATAGTTAATACCGTCAATCAAGTAACCATCAAGCATAGCACCGCCATCAACAATAGCTTCTGGAGTTCTAATAAAGGAATGCTCGATAATCTCAGCATATTCTATATTAGAAATAAGAGAGTTATACAAGTTCCAGCTTTCTGCGTTAGTATGATTACCGCCACCTCCAGGTCCAACCCCAGAATTTAAATCAGGGCTTAGAGAAAAATTCTCATTAAAGAATTGAACTTCAGAGATCTGCATAGCACGCATTGGTTTCTTTTTATAAAAGGTTTTACCAGCTAATGTAGGTCTCTTCGGATATGGATCTGGATACGTTTTCTTAGTTGTCGGATCATCAGCAATATTTCTAACGTAAAAAGTAAAGTAAAGGTCTCCATTATCACTAGGTTCTATCAACGCATTATCGTCAAATATAAATTCAATTACATCCCTATCTTTAGTATTTCTTGCGCTTGTATTCGCTTCTAATCTTCGATATTGAAGACCCGCATGAGTTTCTTCTCCTTCCAAAACTGTATCTACAATAGGATCCCCATCACCAAGACGTCTTGTTTGATTACCAGCAAGCACTGAGAATTTAGTAATATCATTACTATTCTTATCAAAAGATATAAGTATCCGTTTCACTGAGTTCCAAGCAGCATTAGTTACCTGAGGGACTGTAGCAGGTTTACCAGCTACAGGGGTTATCCCCCCAGAACTAGTTGTACAGTATTTCGAAACTTCAACGTTATCGAAGAAAGGATAAACTTGGGTATGAGGTCTCAACCCTCTGGCTTCGAACTTAATATTCTTTTGTCTCATGAATGGGATAAGAGCGGAACCGACAACTTTGTCACCATTAGAAGTTACGTCTATTTGCTCGACAATATTTGTCTCAATACCATTTCTGGTTAGTACACCAACTTCTGTTTCTTGTTGCTGCTGTAAAACACGACGACCGAAGCCCCTTACGAAATCGGCTCGGAAGTTACCAGTATTTTCTCTGATTCTAGGACCAACTAAATCTGTAGTCGTAATACCAGTCCAGTTAGTAGTCGCAGCGTCCCACACAGTTCCAAGCGCATCAGCATTTTGAGCAATTAGAGTATCAAAGTTTCCTTCTTTGTTGACAGTTACATCAGGTAGTCTTTCGATCTCAAACCACTCATCCGAAGATGGAGACAAAGTCATTTGACCCGTCCATGCAAAGTTTAGAACTGGGTTAAGGTTTTCAATAGTAGAAGCGTAGTTTTGCTCAATAGTTTTAACATGCTCATATGGGAGCATCGCCAAACCACCTTCAGTTACGGTATAACCATGGGCTAGTTTATCTTCACCAAACTCGTATTTTTCTACTAATGCTATATTCTTCATCGCATATTTTGGGCGAAGAATACGCTTATACATGTCGATAGCACAACGATAGTCAGGGTGAAGTACATCACCAGTTTTGTGACCACCAAAGTTATCAACCAAGAAACCAGACTTAAATCTGTCTAATCCATTTTCGTCTTTAATTTGTAATGTATCTGCAGACACCTCTAGCAAACTTAGAGAGGTGTAATACTCAATATTATTAACCCTCTTTTCTAGAGTACTGAGGTCTCTCATAGTGAAACGTTTATTAGCAAATTTTTCAACAGCAACATCACGAACATCAATTACATATGGAGGCATAGACAAGTCAGCCAATCTCATTGCATTATCGATAGTATCTGGGTATTTCGGATCTTCGCTATCATTACCCTGTATTAAAACAAACTCTCCTTGAGTTGTTAAGTATAAAGAGTCTTTCCTTGCGAGGTAGTATTCGTAGTCGAAGTCGAAGTTGCTGTTGTCTCTAACGGTGTTTACGGAAGAAGCACCGCTATTGCCGTCAGAAGAAAAAGATCTACTATTAATATTAAACGAAGTCCCAGTTACTGTTTTAACCCCATCAGAAGAAGACCCACTAGGAGCATCAGCAACTCTGGGTCTGAAATCTACAGTAGATCTTAAATCAAAGATACCAGTAGGTGCTGGGCTTTCAGGGTCTACACGTGTAGAAACATATGCGGGTATATCTTTATATGCGACGTCTGAATACGAATCAACAGTAAAGAAGTCTCCAAATCCATGAGTAAAGTAATCAAAGACAACTAGTAATTCTCCTTGAGGACTTCGTTCGTTTTTCTTAAGTATTAATTTACCGATATCATAGTAGTTATCTCTCTGACCAGGGTCATAAGTGAAACTGTTAAGAATATCATTATCTCCAGCAGTAAGAGTACCTACAGATCCGCTCGCAGAAGAAGTTTGACCTACAATTTCTTCCTCAGATATAAACGGTAGAGAGTTTAGAGGAGTGTAAGATAAATTATTACCATCAATCTGAAGTAAAATAGCTATAGCTCCAGATTGTGATCCGACTATAGTTTCGGTAGTAATAAATGCCCCTTGCGGGTTAGTAAGCGATAAACTGGGAGAAGAAGCTAATTGCCCCACAGTACCAGAGTCATAAACTGCTAAAACCTTGAATATGTCAGCAACACCTAGTGATATATCTTTATGATGAGCTGATGTACCATAAGGTATGTACCCTTGAGTTTCTTCCGATTTATTCTCAACTCTTAATAATGAAGCCCTTTGTAGGGATTTAGTTTTCTCGTTTTGAGACTGTTTCTGAAGAGTGGTATTCACTCTAATGATAGAACCATCTTCGAAAGGATCATTAGTATCGTCATTAGTGAACCCAGTAATAGTCAAACTACCAGTCCCCTCTCCTGAGAACGTCAATCTTTCGATATCTACATGAGCACCACTTGACCAAATTTGTGGGGTTGCTCCATGAGACATAATTGTCACAGAATAATTTTGATTACTTTTAGCTTTAAATGTTTCATTACCGATAGCAGATAATGTTAGAACTCCAGAAACTGTAGTCCCTTGAAATTGTCTTGAAACTGTAACCTGATTCTGAGACTCGAAATCGTTTACTTCAGTTTTTAATGTTTTAATGTATGGCTTATCTAGCATCCTTAACATTAAATTCTTTTCTTGGTCTTTTAAACCGCCTCTTAATCTTCTTGCTGTGAATGCTCCAGATATAACAGTAGTCGGTGCAGCATTGAGGTCAACCCTTGTGTTGCCCGACTCGCCTGAGAAAACTGCAGTTACAAACCTTGTTTCTGAAGCAGTACCGCCACCCAGAGAAGTGCCTGTAGGCAATCTTATAGCATCACCTACTCTTAATTCTTCAGAGAATTTAGTACCAAGACCTAATAACCCTCTATTGGCAGTACCAGCATTATTATCTGTAAATTGAACAGTACCAGTAAGAGTAAATACATTATCCAAAACAACATCACCTTTGAATTCCTGCAAAGTATCATCTTGTCTTAATGCTTTAACTTCTTCAAATGCGAATGTCTTTACAGATGCTACTGTAAATTGATTGGTATCATCTACAGATTCGTGAATAAACCCGCCAGCTCTGAAACTGTTTGACGAAGTTAATCTTTCGTTGTTTAAGAATGTACCAGCTACAGATGTCAACGAGATACCATTTGAAGTTGTACCATAATAGTAACCAGTGGCGCCAGATATTTCGCCAGTGATTAAACTACCTAATTCCACAGCAAACCTATTATTCGCAGCATTAATTGATTCTGCAGCATTACTACCTACAAGATCAATGTGGGTTAACATTTTAATGTCGAATAGGTAACATGCATGAGTACCAAGTCCTGATGCATCTGACTGGTCAAATGTACCATCAGAGTCAACATCGACACTAGATTGGGTGGTAAAATCTCTGGCTCTAGCAAGACCGATAGTTTCTCCCACCCCACCAGGATTATATACGGAATTACCGATACCTGTATCTTTCAATTCTATTAATTCATATTCCTCAATATTCGCATCGCCTACAGTCTCTGGCATACCGTGTGTATTGGTTAATCTAACGTAGTTACCAACTTGAATAACTGAAGTTGCGTCTGTTTCTGAGAGGAAAGTTCGGGGTTTTGGAACATCTAAGTAAGATGGTGTTGTAGTCTCTAACTCATACCCTTTAACATATGATTTACCAGAGGAAATCTGTAGAGTCATAGAATCTTCAGAAGCTAGATTACCGTCATCTGTAGTAGTACCTGCAGAGTAGACCCCCTGATTTGTCCCAGTATTTAATTGTTCTTTTAATTCTAATTCATAAGGTTTGATAGTATAATCGCCAAATTGCTCGTAAGTGCGTCTGGCTTGTTCGTCAGCGAAAACGTCATAATCTGAGATTTTAGCTTTCGCCTGTTGCTTACCTTCAACTATACGTTGAAGCTCAACAAAATTCTGTGTAGTGTTATCTGTTATTTCTCTACCGACTAACTTTAACTCTATAAGATAACGGTCTGCTCCACGAGCAGAATAGTTTGGAGCATTAAGCGCAGTATCTAAAAGACTTTGATCTTCATCTGCCGTAATAGTAGATTCAATTACATCAATACCTAGACGTGCAGTCGGATTAGGAGAATATTTGGATAGCACTACTCTTTGACGTGGGATATGAACATAGCAACCTTTTACAAAAATGATACCACTTTCTATAGAAGCAGTTGCACCCTTTGCTGTAGCATTAGTAGGTGCAGTAACAGCCAATGGTCTTCCTTCTGAAATCCCACTAATCTCAGTTATACTGGCTGCAATATCTTCTTCGGTTCTTTTCCAAAGTAACGACTCATCATCTTTAAAAATTGACGTAGAGCCATCATAACCGCTAGTAAGGTAATTGACATATATTGTTAAAGGGTCAACAGCAGTAGCATCTTCAACATGGACAATCCTAGCTTCTACACCACTTTTAGAGCCAACTACGACTACATCTAAAAGTTGTTCGGAATAAGAGTCGACGGATAATGTACCATTAGTACCATTCAACTTTACAGCATCAGCATTATTAGTAAAGCCAAATTCAGCACCTGTTACAGGAGAACCCTCTTTAAAGAAGTGTTCACCATGTCTAGCAATCTGATTCTGTAATAAAGTCTGTAGCTGAGTTAATTCACGAGCCTGAACAGAAACTCCTGGACGGAAAAGTATTCTATGAAAATTCTTATCATCCTCAGGGTTAAAGTCGTCATAATACGGCTCTGTGTTGTAGTTGTTGGTGATCGACATTAACGTTTCTCCGAATTATATTTTATAGTAGTATTTATCGTATCTTCTCGCATTAGAATTCAATAAAAGTACGAAGGTTGACGATTTGTTCAACGTTTTTCCTGAAAGGCGTTCTGTTGTTAATGAACACCATAGAACCAGAAAATTTGTCTACTTCAGGGTTTGTGATAGAATCTGTAGACACGCTAAATAAATTTGTATTATTTTCGTCTTGGAAAATATCGCCAACTTCTGGCTCAGACCCATCTATAGATTGTAATAATAAAGAAACCCCAACGTCTTGCTCAGCAATTTGATATGGTTCTTTAGCTACAATAACTAGATATTCATCAGTCGTTTGATTGTATATTTTTTGATCTAGTGCGAATGAAGATATATCAATCCCAGCATATAATGATGCATCTAGGATATCTAATCTATAGCAAGTAGACCCATAAGAAGAATACAACCTAGACCTTTGAGCTCCAGGGGTTAAATAAACATCTGGGTCAAATATCAACCCAGTCTGTCTGTAATCAGATTCCAACAAGAAACCTTGATTTATTTCATCAGCAGTCGTCATCTGAAAACCTACCGTTCTCGCAAAAGATTCTTTAACTAAATCTTTACCGTGACCGCCAACAGGAGAAATAATTACTTCTGCTATTGCACCTGTACCATTACCAGTATCTGTAATAGTAGCATTAGCAAATGTATACCCACTTCCGTGATTATTTAAGGATATACCGACAACTTCTCCGTTTACTATAACCGCATCTGCACTAGCATTTTCTCCATCGCCAGTTATAGTAACTGTAGTATTATCTACAGAATATCCACTACCTACGTCATTAACATAGATAAAACTCAGCTGACCATCAACCGCAGAAGCACCAACCTCGCTTAAGACAAGATCGCCCTGATCTATCTGCGCTCTCCATACAGCCCCATTTCCTACTAAACCAGTTACAGGGTGCTCTAACCCAGGAATAGAGTTGGTTATAGTGATTGTCGCAAACGTATAACCGCTTCCAGGATCTAGTACTGAAATTCCTGTAATCTCGCCAGTATCAACATCAATTGTAACATCACCTAACCGAGCTACGGTTTCAGCTGGAGCGTCTCCCTGAATCACCACACTAACATTATCGGCAATATACGAGTTACCGCCCGACTCTTTGATTAAAGATAAATCGATACCAGACTGATAAAACCCACTAGTAGAGTTAGTAACTGGGATGTAATCAGGCGTCAAGAATTTGCTTCTTTGCACCTCATCCACAGTACCCATATATTTCCAAATATATCCGTCAGAAAATTCCAGATAACCAGTCTCATTAGTACCTGTTGGCTGTACCGTTGAAGGTCTATTATAATTATTAGATATGCACTTGTAGATATTAAAATCCGTGGTTAACACGAACATAGTAGCATCAGCAATATCCTGCGCCCCAGAGGGCGCAGGAAATCCCGACGAGTATCTATCATCATACATATCATAAACTGTACCTGCTGACCAATCAACTCGATCAATTGCGAAAGATACGTCAGAAATAGAAACGTATCTTAATCCAATTATAGATGAGCGTGTCTCACGTTCATACTCCCTAGAAGCATTTGGGTTCGGTGGAGTAACATCCCCTTCATCCCATGGTAATGTTTTTCCTAAGAAAAAGTACGCTCTAGATGTTTTATTTAATATACCATTATAAAATATCCGAGCAACGTTATTATGAACGTCATTTTTAAGTACAGTTGCCATGCTTTAAAAGCCTTATTAGCTAATTTTTACTACCCAAGTGATTGTAATGCTATCACCCTCTTGCTTGTTCACTGGTAGGAACACAGTACGACATAACATCGCAGCTACTGGTTCATTGTGATTGTATGCCCCTGCGTCATTGACTAGGGTGTCACTATCGCTCTTATCGCCATTAAAGATACCTGCTTCTACAATTGCTCCATCAATAGCGGAGTTATCGCCTATTTCGTAGCCAGTACCAACTGTTGCTGGGAAAGTAGCAACAAAAGTTACTTCATTATTGTCTACATCGATTGATGTGGAACCAGCTAATGGAACACGACCTTTCTCAGCAAGTAATGTTTTCTGAGAAAGTGCGGCTGCTGTATTGTTAGAACCGATAGCCATATGACTCATTTGTGCTGGGTGCGCAAAGTTCGCTGAGGTTTGCACTGCGCCATCATCGATCAATCGTCTTGCAATGTGCTTAAGACCTGTGGATACTACCATATTAGGAACTGTAAATTCCTGAGTAGTTTCGCCTTGAGCGTTAGATTTCTTTACAGTAAGGCGTCCAGTTGCTACGCCATTGTCTCTTATTAGTGCCATTTTAGATACTCTCCAAATTAAAATTTAAAATTGTCGTTCCGCAATATCGGAACAATACTCGTAGTCTAAACCCCCTGCTATATATCCTAATTCAACATAGGGTTTAGTTATCGTTAAACTCCCACTTTCACTACTAGTGATTGAGAATTCTTGGATACCTTTATTTATACTATAAATATCATTGTCTTGAACAGAATATATATCTGTTGCAAGAGCAGAGTCATCAAGACGTTTGTCGAGTAACAAGTCTTGTACGCCTAAATCACTTATATCTATAATAGTATCTTCAAGTGGCTTCTCAACATCAAAACCTAGTTCTTCTTGCTCGCTCGAGTAATCGACTACATCTATTATAAAATACGAATCATCATGAGCGCCATCAAGATCATTCGAGGACACAGTCTCACCGCCAGAAATTAAGTAGTATCTTCCAGGTGTTGCGTTAGTAGTATCCCAAGTTAGGGTCTGATTATTTGTAACAAAACCATTGTGGCTAGTCATGCCCTGATTAGTTATACCATCATCTGTAGCAATATCTGTAACCTTATCTGCTGTTGGAGAAGTTTTTATCCAAAAGCCCCCAGCTGGAGATGCTGAACTGAAACCGTAAGTATTATATTCTAATTTTATTGTGTCGCCTATATAGGCTTTAATCATAGAATTGACATGAACTGTTCTATCATCATCATCATTATGTGATTTTCCATAGAACCTATATTTAAACGTAGATGATCCACTTTGTATTATTGTGTCATCTCGATCTTTGTTAGAATTAAATTGGAAAGCAAGATCGTTAAAATCTACAATTCTATTCCCACCATTCCTGCCATGTACATTGTCAATAGCGGCTGGTTCTATCCATCTCAAGCTATGTGTGGGTACTGAGTTATAATATGAATGCTGCATATCAAAAACGCCATATATTTCAATAGGACCCCCCTCTACAGAGGATATAGCGGTGGTCTCTTCTTCAGGATGTTCAAAAGAATACCTCGAGTCTAAATCGGACGAAGTACCTACTGAAGATTGCGGACTCTTTATAAAGGAGAAAATAGATCCATCATCAGAAGCACCGAATTGTAAAAGATCGCTTAAACTTTTAGTGCTATCCTTAGACCCGATAACGTCTTTATCTTTGAAGTCTGTTAAGTCCAATATGGGCTTTGATATGGCATTTCTTTGGACATCTGGGTTTGACTCAAAATCAGTTGAAGAAGTTATTCTAGACTTGAATATACCCTTTGCGCAATCTTCCGAAACACCAAAAATTAAAGTGTCTAAAAGTGCTTTAGATAAGCTGTAACTATCTGAGTCTGTAACAGGTGGATCTAATAGATCCGATAAATCTTTTGTAAACGAATAGATGTCTTCATCTATTGTAGAGAATACATCGTCTACAGTTGCAGTATCCTGAAGATACTTATTCCTAGAAATAGTTATAGCATCATTAACATCGCTAATAGAAGACGATCTTGGCTTTGAAAATAATAATCCGTGAGATTCAGATACATTGTGTTCTAAAGTCTCATTAATCGTGGCTTTTTCAAACAATTTTCTGACGACATCTTCATCCGATAAATCAGTTATTTCCTCATAACCAGATAAAAGCCCCATGTCTTTCTCGTATGCAACGAGTTCTTTAGTATGGGTAACGTAAGCAAATTCTTGAGAATCATCGTCATTAAAGAATTTTTCATTAATCACGCTAACCAAAGAAAAGATTTCTTGAGTGCCATCGTCAAATGCGGTGCCACTTTTACTGTGATCGAAGATAAATTGAGTATCGTCAGGGTCGGGTGTATCAATTAGTGCTTTACCTATATCGAAAGGTTGACGTTCGTCACTTGCGTCTGCAGTCAATTCTTCAAGGTCATCTGATCTTGGAAACTGTTTGCCGAATGAAAAGATATGTAAGTCTTCATCTGCTAGATCAGTTATTTCCTCATAACCAGATAAAAGCCCCATGTCTTTGTCGAAATGGTAGGTGTCAGTGTCTTTATCTTTAAGGTCAGTTTCTTCATAATAATCAGACTCTAGCCCCATATCCTTGTCTAAATGGTAGGTGTCAGTGTCTTCATCTGCTAGATCAGTTTCTTCCTCATGACCAGACAAAAGACCCATATCCTTGTCTAAATGGTAGGTATCATTATCTTCATCCGCTAGGTCAGTTACTTCCTCAAGACCAGAATCAATCCCCATGTCTTTATCGAAGTGATACCTATTCTCATTGTCAGCTAGATCGGTTTCTTCGTAATAACCAGATAAAAGACCCATATCTTTATCGAAGTGATAAGTGTCATTATCTCCATCTGCTAGATCAGTTATTTCCTCATAACCAGATAAAAGACCCATATCTTTATCGAAGCGATAAGTGTCAACATCATCGTCCGATAAATCTATTATTTCCTCATGCCCAGAATCAATCCCCATATCCTTGTCAAAGTGATAGGTATGGGCATCATCACCCGATAAATCTATTACTTCCTCAAGACCAGAATCAATCCCCATATCTTTATCGAAATGGTAAGTGTCAGTATCTTTATCTTTAAAGTCAGTTATTTCCTCATAACCAGATAAGATACCCATGTCTTTGTCGAAGTGATACCTATTCTCATCGTCAGAAAGGTCAGTTATTTCCTCATAGCCAGATAAGATACCCATGTCTTTGTCTAAATGGTAGGTATCATTATCTTCATCTGCCAACGTAGTTTCTTCATAATATTCAGAATCTAGACCCATATCTTTATCAAAGTGATAAGTGTCATTATCTGCATCTGCTAGATCAGTTATCTCTGCGTATCCAGACGTAAGACCCATATCCTTGTCTAAATGGTAGGTATCGTCGTCTTTGTCGGCGAAGTCAGTTATCTCTGCGTATCCAGACGTAAGACCCATATCTTTATCGAAATGGTAATCTTCTTTATCATGTTCAACATAAGCAATTTCTGCATACTCAGGGACTGTTAGATTTTTTATTATTAAATAAGTATCATTATCTTCATCTGCTAGATCAGTTTCTTCCTCATAACCAGATAAAAGTCCCATATCCTTGTCTAAATGGTAGGTATCGACATCATCATTGCGGGTAGAAGTACCATCACCACCTGGATTTAGTTCGTCGTTATCTGTTCTGTCAAAAACTAATTTATTATACAGAGAGGAGGTATAGTCAAACTGAGTAACTTGTAAAGCAAAACTCTCGTTGATATTTTGCTCACCAAATATCTTCATACCTGCTGGGTGGACAGATTTCTTAATCAGATCTTCAAATATGTCAAAATCAACACCAGTCTGAATAACATACGAGAACTCTTGATACAAGTCATTATCTTGTATCTTGATAATATCCGATAAGAAACCTTTACGGTCAACATATTTCGGAGAAGTTACACCAACAACACTAGACGCTAAAGTAACTTTAGCAGTAGTTCCTGCTGGATTCTCGGGGGAGATAGTAGTGGTGAATGTATCAGGATAATCAAAACCAAAAGAAGTTAATTTAAGTTCTTGAAGTTGTCCATTATTACCGACTTTCGTAACACGAGCATTAGCACCAGTTCCTGGACCGTCAATCAATAACGGATTGTATTCACTACCTAACAACGGCTCCCCGATAACCTCATCGATCCACTCAACATAATCGGGCGTTGTAGTTATGGTAATATTTGAATTTAATCTAGTGCCTGTTAGTGTAACAATGGGGTTGCCGTAATTAGAACCACCGCCAATTTTCAAAAACTGAGATATTTTACCGTCATCTATATCAGCCGAGAATGATGCTCCATTGTTAGATACTACTATTTCTCCACTCATATTACTGTGCACAGAAGATTGATAGTAGTACGTGCCAACACTTGTCGGAGTAAATGTTACAGTTTCTGTCCCTCGACCAGTAACCGTAGAATCTGTTATGGCATCTGTAGTGCCTGAAGCCTGCGAGGTCTTAATATAAAATTCATTAACGGTATTTGTATCGGCATAATCCAAGTCAAACTTTACTGTATCGCCCAAAGATATATTAATCGTTGGATCCGTGGTATCGTCAACATCACCGTTTCTGTCTGTAGATTCAAAAAACACATAATTCAGATTACCTAAATGCTGCCCTATGGTCATTTTGAATACATGTTCTTCTGTAATTGAGACAGTGGCTGATTGCCAACCAGATAAAGATCTATCCGAATTATCTCCTACAGATATGATATCAGTGATAGAACCATTAGAATCTAACACCGCTTGTAATGATGGCTCAACTCTTGATAAAGTATTTGATACTGTTGATGCTGGATTATAATTTATTCCTTGCTTATTTACAGTAACTGTAGTGAGAACTCCATCTTGAACTATAGCTTCTATTGAAGGATCAGAACTAGAGTTACCTCTCTTGATTACTGCAGTTGCTCTGCTACTATAGCCACCCCCATTATTAGATATTGAAATTGCGTCAACAACGCCATCTATTATCTGGAACTCACTAGCATTCGCACCTTGACCGCTACCAGAAGAAGCAATTGTAATGATATCAATATCTGGGTTATACCCTTCGCCCCCATCTTCAATGGTGATATCTGTTATAGCACCAGAGGAGTTTATAACTGGGGTCAAAGTTGCGCCTGTGATAGGAACACTATTCCTTGTTACAGATATTGTAGTAGTGGCTAATTCATATCCACTACCCCCAGACACGAGAGAAATCTTATCAATAACTCCATTCCTAACCCCAACAGGGTTAGTGGGGAAGATTATTCCTTCTCCAGTTCCATCAGTAACCTCAACTGTCGCTGCAGCAATGTCGTACCCTGTACCACCGCTTATTATGTTAAACCCTGTTATAGTATTGGAGTCGGCAATATCGGCAATTGCAAATGTTAGAGCAGGTGCCCCACCGCCACCTAAATTTGAGTCGGCTACTGTGAATGTTTCGCCAGCCAAATAGCCAGTACCGCCATCTACAACAGAAATCAGGGTATCGTAAGTTTTTATAGAACCAATATCAAAAGTTAGTGCAGCTGCACCGCCACTGCCTAATAAAGAATCAGGTATGGTTATCGTTTCTCCGACCACATAGCCAGTACCTTGACGGAGAGTAAAAATTATCGTACGACCAGTATCAAATACACTAACTCTAAATCCTGCGCCAGTA